AAGATTGGGAAGAAAAATATGACACACAAAGAAATTTGCATAAGAAATTAATGGAGGATATAGGATAATGGCTTACTTAGGATATAAAAACAAGGCGTTTATGGCATACAAGAAAGAACAAGAAAGAGTAAAGATGTGGAAAGCGGAACTTAAACGTAAAAGGTTAAAGCTTAAACGTAGAAAAGATTGCTTAATAACTACATCTATTATGGTAATGATTTCAACTTTAGTTATATTATTTTATGCTGTAGTTGGAATGTCATTAGCTAAAGCTGATGGCAGCAAGGTAGGAGTAGGGAACTTTGTAATGGCAGTATCATATACAGAGAGTTATAATGATTTAGTGTATGTAAGTAATTTTATTAATTGCGATCATGCCCTTAAATATTATGAAGACAATTGTGCAACACAAGGAGCTATGATTATGATGTGCCAATTAGAAGAGTATTTATATATGCCTATTGGTCATAATAGTGATTCATCATTTGACTTTGCACCAACAGACAAACAGTCATGCGGATTTGTAGGCGTTGACACTAAATTTACAGGAGTAAAATAATGGAAAGAGATATGAACCCACCGGAACCGAAAGAGCATTACGAACCAGACGTAGATGCGATAGGTGATGAAATCTGGCTAAGAAAAAAAGAGGAGGAAGAAAATGGGAAAGGGTAGTGCACGTAGACCAAAAAACATTAGTGATGAACAGTTAGAAACAGCATGGAATAGTATTTTTGCCGGGCATCCAAATGATGATCAATTTGAAAAACTAAAAAAAAGAGAGGAGGCTATTGAATCTGCTTTAAATGATTGGGGAGGTAGGACTGAAGACGATTACGGTAATGAGTTACCAAAACCTAAGACTAATGACCCTGACAGATTCGTTGACGAAACAGGAGATGCTTAATGGCTATATCACCAACGCAAAGAACATTAAAGCGTATGAAAGAAAGCGGAGACTACAAATTAGTTCAAGTGGTTGAGCGTTGGAATTCATTCGCAAGGATCAGACAAGACCTGTGGAATTTTGATATATTAGGTATATCTATTACAGGAGAAACTCATGCTATACAAGTTACAACGTATGGAAACATGAATGCAAGAATTAAGAAGATTACAGACTCTGAATACACACCTCACTTACGAGATGCCGATTGGGTATTGCTTGTAGAAGGTTGGAAAAAAGTAGACGGAAGATGGAAATCATTTATATCAGACTTATCATAAAGGAAAACAATGGACAGTTATCAAAAACTAATAGCAGCAAGTAAGTATGCACGTTACTTACCAGAACAAAAAAGACGTGAAACATGGTCAGAAACAGTAGATAGGTTAGTACTATATATTAAAACAAACGCGCCTGGGCTCAACCATGAGCTTCCAAAATTGCGTAAAGCGGTCTTAAATCTTGAAGTTATGCCTTCAATGAGATTATTGATGACAGCGGGTGAGGCCTGCGATCGTGATAATATATCAGCATATAACTGCAGTTACCTAGCCATGAATAACAAGAGAGCATTTAGTGAAGCTTTATATATATTAATGAACGGAACAGGAGTGGGGTTCAGTTGTGAAAGACAAGAGATCGACAAGCTGCCACTTATACCAGAAGGTATTAGTAAGTGTGATGATATTATTGTTGTTGGGGACAGCAAACTTGGGTGGGCGAAGGCGTTTAAAAAACTTCTATCTAGTTTATGGGAAGGTGACATACCTACCATTGATTACTCTAAGGTTCGACCAGCCGGAGCAAGACTTAAAACATTTGGTGGTAGAGCATCAGGCCCTGAACCATTAGAAAGATTATTTAAGTTTACAATAGATACATTTACACACGCTAAAGGTCGTAAGTTAACATCTATTGAAGTGCATGATATTACTTGTATGATTGGTGAGATCGTTGTTGTAGGCGGCGTAAGACGATCGGCTCTTATATCGCTATCTAATCTAACAGATAAACGCATGAGAGAAGCTAAACAAGGTGCTTGGTATAATGATTATTCTTGGCGTGGATTAGCTAATAACAGTGTAGCATATACAGAGAAGCCAGATGTAGAAGTATTCATGGAAGAGTGGTTATCACTTGTTAAGTCTAAGTCTGGTGAACGTGGTATCTTTAATAGAGTAGCATCACAAGAGCAAGCTGCTAAATGGGGTAGACGTGAAAAAGATTTAAACTACGGAACTAATCCATGTTCAGAGATAATTTTACGAGATAAGCAATTTTGCAATCTGTCTGAAGTAGTAGTAAGGGCTGATGATACAAAAGAGTCATTGCTTGAGAAAGTTAGATTAGCTACAATCATGGGCACATTTCAATCAACCTTAGATAAGTTTCAATTCTTATCTCAAGAGTGGCATAAGAATACGACCGAGGAAAGATTGTTAGGTGTATCATTAACAGGTATCATGGATTGTAAAGTAACTAATAATCCTGATCCTAAATTTTTAGAGGAGATGAGAAGTGAAGCTAGAAAAACAAATGAGAAGTATGCGAAGCTCCTTGATGTCCCAGTATCTGCGTCTATTACGTGCGTCAAGCCCTCAGGGAGTGTATCGCAACTGGTCGATTCAGCTTCGGGTATTCATGCTAGACATAGCGATTACTACGTTAGAACAATTAGACTTGACAAGAAAGATTCTTTATACGAATTTCTTAAAGATAAAGGGGTTCAGGTGGAAGATGAGCAATTTAGACCGGACTCTACCGCGGTATTTAGCTTCCCAATTAAAGCACCGAAAGGATCGATTACAAGGAATGATAAGACGGCATTAGAACAGCTAGACTTATGGTTAATCTATCAACGCCATTGGTGTGAGCATAAACCGAGTGTTACGATCACAGTTCGTGATGAGGAATGGGTTGAAGTTGCTGCATGGGTATACAAATACTTTGATGAAATATCGGGTATTAGCTTCTTACCACATAGTGATCACAGCTATGTTCAAGCACCGTATCAAGAGTGCACTAAGGAAGAGTATCAAGAGCTTCTTAAGAAAACTCCTGTAGTTAATTTTGAGGAGTTAATAGAGGACGACGATATGACCGTAGCAAGCCAAACATTAGCTTGTACAGGCGGTTCATGTGAGTTATAAAGTCTTTTTAAATCAATAGCTTAGGCGCTATGTTATATTAATAATGTAAGAGCTAAGATAATTTAGTTCTTAGGAGACATCAAGGCAAACCTGAGCGATCTCTTTGCCGATCTTGTTTATTTAATATATAATATAAAGGATAAACATTATGAAAAATCATTGGACTCAACCAGCTGTTACTGAAATGCGTTTTGGCTTTGAAGTAACTATGTATGTATGCAACAGATAATCGTAACAATAGTTATGATGCAGAAGTAAAGGTCTATAGATACCTAAGAACGGATATACAAATCTTTAAGTCGAAGGACGCTTCAAGTCCGGATGCCAGCGGCCCTGAAATTACGGGGTCGGGCTCTTTCAAATTCAAATATCGGGGCTCTACCTCTTTCTCCTGGGTAGTTTAAAAGCCCCACTTATCACGGAAATATCATGGGTGCACCAATCGGAAACAAAAATAGTACTAAAGACAAAAGAGTCTGGGGGAAAGTAGTGCGCAAATTAGCAGTTCAAGAGGACTATAAAAGAATACATAACGTAGCTGAAGCCTTATTCAGAAAAGCTGAAGACGGTGATATTGCTGCGATCAAGGAGCTCGGAGATCGAATAGATGGAAAGTCAGAACAAACAATCAGCGGAGACTCAGACGCTCCAATCACAATCGTTGTCAAAACAGGAATCGACGAGTGATGAGCATGAGGTCTTGGAAACTGGTTACAAACCTAGAGAACCTCAGAAAGAAATCCACAAAGCAATTAAAAACAACCGTTGGACAGTGTGCGTCGCACATCGTCGAATGGGTAAAACAGTTTGTGCAATCAATCAGCTCATACATTCAGCACTTAAATGTGAGAAGAAAAATCCTCAGTTCGCATTTATCTCTCCGACATATAACCAATCGAAGCGCTTGGCGTTTGATTACCTTAAAGAATATACGAGACCGCTTAACGCGAAAGTAAATGTTGCTGAGCTTCGTGTCGAATTTATGGGACGCCGTATTAGTTTGTTTGGCGCTGATAACCCTGATAGCCTTCGCGGTATATATCTTGATGGCTGTATTATTGACGAATATGGTGACGTTCACCCTTCTTTATTCACGGAAGTTATTAGACCGGCTCTTTCCGATCGGTTAGGTTGGTGTTGTTTCCTAGGCACCCCAAAGGGAGCCAATCACTTCAAAGAGATAAGAGACTTTGCAGCAGATCCTGACAACGATACATGGGGACTGCGTGAGTTTAAAGCATCAGAAACCGGTATTATACCAGAGTCTGAGCTAAAAGACGCTAAGAAGTCAATGGGCGACAATAAATATCAGCAAGAGTTTGAGATCTCATTTGACTCTCCGATCGTAGGTTCATACTACGGTGAAATCATTAAAGACATTCAAAGCAGGAATCACATAAGAGAGATCGATAGTGAATCTGCCACAGCTAAGTTTACAGCATGGGATCTGGGTATGAGTGATAGCACAAGTATCTGGGTTGCTGAGACAATAGGTGGTGAGATAAGGATAATGGATTACTATGAAGCACACGGTAAGTCATTAGATCACTATATACAATGGCTAGATGAGAATAACTATAGAGAATATAACCACATACTACCTCATGATGTAATGGTAAGAGAGTTAGGCACTGGCAAAAGTAGGTATGAGATACTTACAGATGCTAATCTTAATATAGATGTAGCTAGAAAGATGAGTGTAGAAGATGGTATACAAGCAGTTAGAGCGCGCCTACCTAACACCTGGTTCAAGAAAACAAAAACAGTTGACAAAGGGTTAGAGTGTTTGCGCAATTACCGTAGGGAGTTCAACGAGAAGCTTAATGTGTATATGGAGAAACCAAAGCATGATTGGTCATCACACGCTGCTGACGCCTTCAGATATCTAATGATCGGGCTTGATTCTAATGTAATTACTCGATCGGACTGGGGCAAACCATATAACACAACATATGACGGAGAGAGCTACAAGAATCAATATCAATAGGAGAAGGTATGACAAACACAGTAAAATGGATCAGCAGTATCATTATAATAATAAGTATGATACTCACCTCAGCTAATATATACCCGATCAATCTATTCCTGGCATTACCAGGGACACTTGGTTGGATCTATGTAAGCTTCATGTGGAAAGATAAAGCTATGATATCTATGAATTTTGTCGCATTGACAATCTATTTATTAGGCATCATGGGATACATATATAAGTAAAACTTATCATGATAAGTAAAACAAATCAATAACTTAAGAGATCGAACAAAATATGGAAATGAGCGAAGAGCAGTTAAAGAGTTTACTAGACAGCTACATAGATGATAGCACTAGTAACTACCAAGAGGTCGATAGAGACATACAGAAGGCCACTGACTATTACTTAGGTAGACCATTCGGTAACGAAGTAGCAGGTAAGTCTAGTGTAGTCGATCGCAGTGTAGCCGCAGCTATTGACGGCGCTCTCCCGCAGCTCATGAAAATCTTTACGCAATCGATCGATGTGGTTGAGTTTACACCGCAGAATGATGGCGATG